GTGCGATCGGATTTCCCTATGTAGGGAATATCTGCTGGATTAACGATCTATGTACGATGCTGCTGGTAGACCAGTGGTGGATGTCGTACGCAGTCGGATTGACCGTGCTCTTCCTAATGGTGAAGACCGGAATCCACTGGTTCGTTGGCGAGGTCAATAAGTTACGAACAGATTTGAAGGCTGACGGGATAGCTCTCAGAGGAGAAATCAGTGTTTTCAAAAATGAAATGCTAGCTCTCCCGCGATCTGTGGAACAACGCGTTCAAAAATTCTCCGAATCGTTGAAAAATGACATGCCGAATGAGAGTGAGGTCAAACAACTCGCATCTGAAATAAGCGGAAAATTCGCAAAGCAGGTGATGGAGCAAGTTGAACCTCATATCAAGAACGGTATGGGTCAAATGATGATTATTCGGAATCGCGCGGCAGACATGGTCGAAGTTGCAAACGAAACTGCGGCAAGCGTCCGAGAGGGCGTAGACACCTTCAAGGTGTTGGCAGGGTTTGGGTTGGCATATTCGGCATACAAGGTCTATCGTGCTGCGGCTGGTCCGCGTAAGGTGCATGAATCCGCCGGTAAAGATGTTTCCATGTGGGGACATGTTTTGACCGCAACTGCCTTGTTCGGTGCTCTTGTGACCGGAACAGGCGCAATCGAAGAGTTTTGCAAAATGGTACGCGTTGGCAACTCTTTGGTTTCTGTAGGTAAGTCCTACGACATTGTTAAAGACTGGATAACAAAACCCATTGACATAATGGAACCAGAAACGATGTTGTCTAAAGTGGCTGAAATCAATACCTTGCAGCAAAAGATTGAAGTTGATTATAAGAAATTAACTGATGAGCTAGAAGGTTCTCAATCTATGGCTGCTATGGCAAAAACCTACACTGATAATATGGGATTGACGTGGGGACGTTTCAACTTGATAATGTTGCAATATGCGCTTCGTATTAAGTTGGAAAACCTCGAAGGAGTCCATCGAGCTGATGAATTGGAAAGCATGAGTAATCAGCAGTTGGAATTCCTGAGACGAACAATGCCTGAGTGTGATGATGTCGCTGATCAAGTGGCAGCTGAATATGCTCGGGCGGTTGATCAAGCCGCTGCCTTAAATTTGGATTACATGATCTATGAAGTATGGGATGAATTGTTTTCATCCGGCCTCTTAGGATGTGTGCTTGACGATCCCGTTCAATTTTCTAAGATTCGAGAGATGAACTTAAAACGAGACAACTTTGTCAATATTGTTATCAAACTCGAACAAGACCTCCCAGAGTTTGCTTTGATCAGACGACGAGTCAAAGTCATTAACACACTTTTGGAGAAGCGCCGCATCACCATCGGAACTCACGCTGAGAAGCGAAAAAAGATGGATGAATTGCAATTGAGCAAACATTCCTGGCTCGCTAAATACGAGAAAGAGGATGGAGCTTGGCGCGCAATGATGCGTTGGTGTCACAAGTGGGAACATCAGCTTAAAATAGGAGCAGTTGGAACGCTAACCTTGATTGTTATTATCTTGACGGCCATAGCAGCTGACAAGAAGAAGCGCAAGTTTGAGTGTTTAACCCGATCTGGGCGCACTGTTACCTATGAATGCACTGCAGAGCTGACTTACGACGATTATCATGGATGGGCGGTGGACACTTATATGAGTGTTCACATGCTTAAATTTTTGTGTGAAACCTTGGATAACGCGGGTAAGTTTGAAGACGTTAATGGTCTCCGAAAAATGGGACCTAATGATGTCATTCCAATTTACTGCGAGTTTGGTGAAAAATGCCAATCTCCTAAGGAGCACGAGATATGCCATCCAGATGATATTTTTGAGTCGGTTCATGCGCATAATTTCCAAGGCGTGATGTATCAGCAAATATCGCACTGGTGTCGCAAGTGCAAGCGACAATTTAATATCTTGAATTTGGAGACGCGAGTCCACGAAGCTCGAGGTAAAACAAAAACAGGTCGCGGTAGACAAGTGAAAAAGAGATTTAATCTCACTGGTAGAGGAAAATTGGTCGCAAAGAATGCAGCTAATAATAAAGAATGGTTCATTAGTTCAGACGCCGATCCAGAGTGGTTGTCTAGACTAGAGGATCATGATTACAATCCAAGTGATCAACCTCGAGTGTTCGACCCAGAATACGGAAAATGGTACAGCGCAGATTCGTCGGAGGATCTATATCAAGCCGTGGCTGATAACACTTATTACGATGAAGATCGTGGACAGTGGGGTGCTTTTGTTCATTGGGGCGGTAAAGACGTCTTCTTTAGAGATTACGAACGTGATCTTGAGAGAGAAGGAAAAGGCAAGGAAGTTGCCAAAAAGAAACCGTCTCGCGAGAAAAAGAGTGAAGTGGAAGAGTTGCAGCAACAGTTGGTTGAGCTAAAGAAGCAAATTAAAGAGTCCAAAGGACCTAAACCAAAGAAAGCTAACTCCGAAGATTCGGAAATGACTGCTTTAAAAGATCAGTTAAATGAAGTTGTCGAAGCTGTTAAAACGCTGTCGAAAACAAAAAGTTCACTGGTTGAAGCGGTTGAAGATCGCAAGGAGCACATTGTTGCTAAGGCAAAAAAACAAGTAACAATTCTCGCAAATCCAAATTGCAAGGTACCTGGGTGCAAGCACAAGCTTAAAAACCAGCGCGATTCTCGCGTGGTTTGTCCTTATCATGAAGATGATTTTGAATCGGTCATTTGTGGCGAGTGTAAACTTGTCGTGGCTGTTCAGAGTTCTTTTATGATGAGGTTGCGGAGGGCTAACAAGGGATATATTTGCAAGAAATGTCTTCAACCGTCCGTTGAAGAAGTGCCTGTGAACCCGAAACCCTCTCCTGCTGTGAATGCCAAGGCTGCCCGTAAATGGGTCGCCAAGGCTGAAAAAGAAGGTGAGAAGATTAGGGAATCGCTGATTCCGGGAAGTAAAATTATTGACGTCGACAACATTACCAAACAAACAGGTTTGTTGTATGCACTGAAACCTGGTACTTCTGAAGAATCTCATTTTGTTGGACATGTTGCCAGTCATGGCATGAAAGGCGTGATCATGAAACATTATTTGGATCGTAATCCAGATGTTGATTTTTTGGTCAAGTTTAATGGCCAGCAGTGGATTTTGCCTCGCTCCGTTCCTGTCGATCAAGGCGGGGATGTTATGACGTTTAATGCCGTGAATTTTAATTTCACAGGCATGGAACGTCTCAAGTGGCGAGATTTTCAGGTGAAACCAGGTGAGTACGAACAGGTGTCTTTATTCACTTTCTCTGATGAAACGAAGAGTTGGAATATGTCGACCGGAACGGTTGATTCAAATGCGCAATACCTGATGTCTACGTTGCCAGGCAATTGCGGAGGCTATGTTGTCTCCAATGTGGATGGTCGAGTTATCGGCCTCCATAATTATGCAATGGTGGTTCAAGGACGCAAGGTTAATGGCTGCATTCCTTTTGATTCTTTCTTGAAGGATCGCTTCGCTCGTCGAGTGGGGTCTGCTGATAAAATCACAGCACGTCAGGTGATGTTGGAAAATGCGATGAGTTTGGCTCTAAATTTTCGCAACGGCCCGTCCCCACAAGGGACGCCGTAATAGAAACATTAGCTGATATGGAAACCCGTTACGGGTTGGACCTCGGGATTGGCGGATCTCGAGTGTTGCCGTATGATTGCCGCTACGAAGGGTACAATGGAATAAAACCTCTCCTAAGAGTCGATAGGTACCCTTTGTTTAAACATAAAAGAGAGGATCAAGAAGTGGTGGTTACTTACTTTGACCAGCTGCAAGCTGAGGAAAAAGTTTGGTGGCCTCGTGATGAGTATGTGCTGTCGAGTCTAACTCCGGAAGCATATATTAAGAATTTCTTGAAATACGCGGGAATTCGAACGATTCAATCCTTGGATGTGCGATTGTACGGTATTGATGCGATGATGAATCAATTCAGTAAACCTTATCAACCTATGTCTTGGGAAGAAGTGATGGAGATAATGCCGACTGATTCCAGCCCGGGTTATCCTCTGAATTTGAAGTATAAGGATAAGAAAGAATTTTATAATGCGCACATTGACGATCTTAAAAATCTGAGTGTTCGTCTCCAGAATGGAGAGCATTATGAGTTTATTCAAACTATTGCTTTGAAAGAAGAGTTGAGAACTAAGGAGAAAGTTGCAGCAAAAGACACTCGCACTTTTATTGTTGCAAGTGCAGAACATCACGCGCTGTTTTCGCGTTACATCAAACCGTCAACGAAATGGATGTATGATAATTTCTTGACGTGTGACTCAATTATTGGAATGTCCCCTTTTTGGGGCAACTGGGGACAGTTGTTGAAGAAACATTCCGTTTGGGACGAATTAGGTGTCCCGTGTACTTTCAATGGAGATATTAAACAACAAGATTCGACATGGTCTGCTGAAGACATGCAGGATCAGTTTATTGCTGACGTTTTGACTATGGAAGTACCGAATGATCAAAAAGAAAAATGTGTTCGCGAGTTGAAGGTCCTTTACGTCGGTTGCTCTTTTTGCGTCTGTATAGACCCTAAAGGCACCCTCGTTTTTAAGGAGACCGGGTTAATTTCCGGTTCGGCGAATACGTCTGGTGGTAACACCAAGGACGTGTGGAAGAATATTAATAAAACCTTTTACATGGCCCAAAAGGATGCCGGGATGGGATGGTCTCACCAAACATGCAAAGAGAATTTTAAGAAAATGACAAGATTGAGCGTGTGTGGTGATGATTTTCTTCTAACAATACATCCTGATATTCATAAGTGGTTTAATGCAGATGTGGTCGCTAGCAATTTACGCAAATTAGGCAAACAATTAAAAGATCACGTTCCGCAAATTTCCCATAGACTGTTATTCGCTCGAGATTGTACCATGCTTTCACATGGTTTTCGCGAGATGTATTCGTCTGTGAGCGGAAAAGTAGTAGTTCCTGTACCGCAAAGCACTAAGTTGCTTAATAGTTTGGAACACTCCGCTACTAGTCAAAGCCCTTCAATATTGTTGGCTAAGTGTTTTAATTTCATGGTTCTTAGTATAGGACATGATGAGATGTATCAAGAATTTCGCAAATTCGCGGATTATTTGATAGCTGAGTTCGACTCGTTGTATGGTAATGAACCCTTGTGGTTGGAAGCCAAAGCGATTGATCGTTCTCAGGACACTATATTGTCAATGTATTCGAATTTTTTCTATGAGGCTGGCGCCGTAACAGATATCGACCTCATAAGTCAATTGTGGTTGGAAATCATAGGATACGATGACTAATGGAAAATCAAAAATCACAGCAGCTGAAGCAAAACGCCGTAAAGAGCAGTCTCTCCGAGATAAGAGAGCGGCGTCGAAAAGTGGCTCGAAGTCTGGTTCGCGCCGGACTAGAAGCTATCCCACCTCCGGGCAAGCTCGGGGTGGAAATTTTACTGGGAGTGGTGGATTCTCTAACGTGCCCGGATCAATTCCCGCAGCTCGAGCGAGAAAAGAGCGAGGAATCAACAGATACCTTGCCTCCATCCTCAACCCGGAATCAACCCCTCCATGCCAAATACCAGATTATATCACGTGGAAGAGTTCGTGCCTCAAGTGTAAGACCGAGTTCACCGTGCCCACAGGAACCGCAGGAGAGTTCGCAATTGTAGTTCAGCCTCAATTGACTGATTTTTACCGTAGCTATCTCTATACTGCAGGTGTAATGGCGCGCACGGATGCTGGGACGCAGGTGTCTGATTATACTCAGATTACAAATATGTACTCTCACTATCGTGTCGTTTCAATGGGTGCCCATGTTTATTACATTGGTGACAACCAGAACGAATCCGGAGAATTTTTGGCAGGGGTGGCTCCAAGTTGGAATGATATTACTGGCAAAACTGTTCAAAACAGCATCGACTTGATGTCTGAGTGGAGTTACATTCCGGTTAAAAGAGGAGCAAGAGCAATTTATTATCCAGTGGATGACGCTGATCGTGAGTATGTAGCCGTGACTGCCAGCAACCCGTCGCCGGCTCCCGCCCTCTATCTTTTGGGTACGGGCTTGCCAGCGAGCAAAACTGCGTATGTCAAGTGCTGCATTACGATGAACGTGGAGTTGTTACCGAAGCCAAGTTACACACATTTGGTAGCGGCTACTCCTAGTACATCAAATGTCACGGATATGCAGCAGGCCGCCAATGCAATGTCGTTGGTGCCGCCTATTTCAGCATTAGATGTGATCACGTCAGGAATTTCTGCGCCCAAAATGAAAGGTAAGAAACCTTTCATGGACCGAATTGGGTACGGTTTTGACCGCTTTGCGGGCGACGTAGGTGATAAGTTGTTAGATATGGTCGAAGAGAAGGGTATGCAAGCTGCAAAGGCCCTCTTCGGCGAATTTTTCTAAATCGTTGCAACATAACCATGCACCACGAGGCTTTATATTTTTTACCTTGTGTGTGTGTTAATGATTGGGTAGCATGCCAATGCCCAATAAGAAAGATAAATGGAGAAGATCGATGAAAATCAAACAACTTTTCCCGCTTCTCATGGCGATATTCTGCGGGCTCGTGGGATTGATGTTGAGGCATTTATTGCTAAAGCAGTTTCCATGTCCCCCGAAGAAGCAGCGAATTTTATTGAGACTCTGTTCGAGTTGAGTGAAAGATTGCTGGAGGTCGAGAAAAAGACGCTTGACCTTATGAAACGCGTGAGTGAGTTGGATAAGCGTACGGGGAAGGTAACAACCCCAATTCTCCGTTCTCGCGAACCAAGCGAGGCAGGTTCAGACGATAGTTTGACCTCTCAAACTGGACGTAAGCTTCAGGTTGACTATACCGAATTCGTGACAGATGTCGAGGAACATCGCACATTGGAAGTTCATCTGCAAGTGGCTCGGAAGCCAGGCAAACCTTTGGGAACCCATTGGGAGAAGAGAGCTAGAGATGATCCTGTAAAAGTCCTAATGTCGAAATGGATTGGAGGGGAGTTAACATTGGATAGAATGTCCTTTGTTCGATTGGTGAGTTATTGTACGCAAGTGGGACCTTGTTCCATTGTGCTCAATGCCCATCCGTTGATCCCTGCTGATCATCCAGTGTGGGAGCAAGTAGCAGAAAAATTGCAACTTGCAACATTGGAGTTGGGACTGAACATCATGTAAGCCTCGGGACATCTTGAGGATGCATGTTGTTCTA